GTTGCTTCCTGACACAGCCTGCCCCGGAGGCGTTTGTCCGGACGGCATGGTTGCGGAATTCTGACCAGGCTGGACGTTCTGGCCGGCGGGATTCTGCTTAGCCTGCAACTCCGCCAGTTTAGACAGGAATAACTGTACTCCATCTTTATCCCCCGCCTTGAGCATGGCCAGCGCCATCTTACGAAGTTTATATTCCGGGATGCTTTCAATCTGGCGCTTCAGGATTTGCTCATCGATGCGGGCTTGCTCGGCGTCCGGATTCTGGAGTTTGATGATCTTTTCGCGTGCCGTGAAGTCCGAAATAAGCGGAGTGCCATCCTTCCGGGTTTGCGTTGCCTGCAAGGCCATCTGAAGCTCTCCGGCCTCATCCCGAGGAAGTTTGGGTTCGCATTTGACGTTGATATACCAATTATCCTGAATGTCATCCGGTGAGGCGTCCAGAGTGTAGAACTTTCCATCCTGATTGAATCCCTTGAGCGTGATCTTTTGGCCTTTAGCCTTGAACTGTATCAGAATCTCTTTACAAAGCCATTTGTACGCCCGTTCGAGTAGCGATGTGAAGGGGTCATAAATCGACCGGGTGTTATCGTTAAGCATTGAGAGAGCCGAGCCGGAATGCGTGCCCGGATCAAGACCATATCCGGCAGGAAAAGGGACGGTGGATTGCTGCATATCGCGGTCAAGAATTGATAAAATGGCCGCGCTTTCCGGCGGGACTTTCGGCGGTTCAAGCGCCTTGAGTATTTCACCGGTTTTGGTTTTAATCACTTTCCAATTGGCGAACGGATCGCCCTCAATACCCTTGACGCCATTCTCAGTTTCATAAACCAACGTCCCCGCGACACTCTTTTCTGATGTGTCCATAATGAACGAGACCTGTTTGTTCATCGGCGTGTAGATATTACGGGAGGCGGCGAAGACCGAGTTAGCCCGCTGCTTCAGTTTTTGTTCGTAACACCTGTTAAATACCGTCGGCATACCGCCAGCGAACTCAATCCAGACCGGCACATGGTCCAGTCCGTGTGGAGTCGGGTCTTTGACAAACTGCCTGCCGTCTTCCGCCGATCCTTCCACTATGACGATAGCGTTGATCTTGCGGGTGAAAAAGTCAATCACTCTGGCCTCTTCCTCTTTGATCGTGACGTTCCAGCGTTCTTCGGCCTCGACTTTCGACACCATATACTCAAAGGACGCCCAATTCAGCCCTTTGTAACCCTTCTCCCAGGCCATATGGAGGGGATCGAACGACTGAATATCAATGACGACCTCTTTGTTATCATCGTTGTAGATAAGACATTTAATACCCACGGCGCCACGGTTGCAACCAAGCCAGCCGGAGGACATACGCAGAGGCGGCTCGCCATTAGAGCTCAGGTTTTCATCGGCTTGAGTTAATACGCCGGTCAGAATTTCTTCGCCCTTGCTGGCCGCATCCCGGTCATTCTCCGGCGCGTCTTCCGGGACGGCTATCTGCCAGGTCAAAGAGGCCTTATTAATGCCAGTCAAGACCTTGGTAAAGTCATTCAGAGGCTTTGGTGACGTGTAGGACTGGTGGCCTATCTCTGCCACATATGGTTTTAGGGCGAACAGATCGAAATCACCCTCCATCTGGTCAAACAAATCGGTAAACGGCGTGGATGATCTTTTCTTATCGTGCATATCGACGATCTGATTCGCTGTATATTTGATTTCCTTTTTTGTTTTTGCCATTATCGTCTCCGGAAGTCCTGTACTTGGGAATTACCTGTATATTGATTTGCAGATGGCCTGGCGTCTTGGACGGGTGCATTGGCAGGTTCCTTTGCTACGGTTTCGGGAGTGAAGTCACTGAGGATATATCTTTCGGCGGCTAAAAGATGATATTTCCGTTCATCCTCATAACCTTCGAGCGGTTGATACTTCTCGTCAAGTGGGTGGGAGAAACTCAACTTCTCGTCAAGGTAAGCATGAAGATCATCAAAGACCTTGACTTTGTTTAGCTTATTGAGAGCGTACACCCTTTGAATCTGATCGTCGATGCGTTTCAGGTTTTCCTTCGGTGCCTGAATGTGCCAACCATGAGACGTGTAGTCGTTCCGCCAGCCTTCCTCCGTTGTGAGATTCCCGCCGATCCGGCTGATTACGTTATAGCCAGCCGTGATCTTTTTAAACTCCTGGACATGCTCAAATGTTGACCGCCCTTGACCAGGGAGATACTCATAAAATGCGTAGAATGTGCCGGTAGCAGGGTCTTGAGCGTAGAACATGGCGGCTGGGTTAGCAGAACCAAAGTCATGCCCAACGTAGATTAACCATGTTTTGGGGATATCAAACCGCTGGACCTTGCACGCAGCTGAATCAAATGAGTCATAGACAAGGCCGGCAGGCCGCATGAACTTGCCCTTGTAAAACATGGCGAATTTCCAGCGCGGTAACTTGCCCTCTTGTTCGTAGTATTCCGCCCTGGGGAAAGCCGGATTCATGATCGAGTCAAATTGAATCAACTCGTAATCGGGTTTTCTTTGTTCCGCTTTTTCGTATACGTCCTGGACAAACCAGCCTGAATTATATAGAGTCGTACCAAACAAACAACGGCCACGATTAATCGATAACCGGCGCTGCATGGCCTCCCACGAACCCAACTCAAAGTCTTTTTGTCCGCACTCATCGGCGACCGCCGCTTTAGCCGTAGCAGACTCCATTGAATCAGGTTTATTGCCTGACCCGAACATGATCCGTGTTGAGTCGATCACTTTCACCTGTCCGCCTGTCCCGCCCGGCACGTGGTGAAACTGGATCATGTTTTTCCCAGCCTGATATTGTCCTAGTTTAAACGCCGTCTCAAAGACAAAGATAAATTCAGGCAACATCTTTTTTTCAAGAAGTGGGAATGTTGCAGTTGCCGCCAGATAATCACCCTCACCACATAGATTGATTTCCCGCCTGAGCCAGTCCGGTTCGAATGTCGTCTTTCCAGATTGAGTTCCGGCGGACATAACAGGATAACGGGCTTTCGATTCCCACGCCCTAGACTGGCCGGGATGCAGGTTTAGAATATATTTACCCTCGCGGGTAATCTCTCGGTATGGTTTAATTGCCGTCGTTACCACTCAGCCGCACCTCAACCTCTTTAATCTGGACGCCGACGTTGACCTGGATGGTATTTTCTGCGTACAGATGCTCCATTTTGTTGAGTTCTTGGATAGCCGCTATTGGAGAGTGCAACTTGACCGATGTGTAGATCGTGGGGTGCTCGCCGTTATCGTCGTATTCCGTGCGGCTGTGAATCTCCTGAATGGCCCCACCGTTAGGAGTTTTTGGGCCAATGTTGACCCAGGAACCATCTTTGCCGAGTTCCATGAAATCAGTCAGGCGAGCTCTCAATATTTCGGTTAGAATCTCCTTACGCTCGATAACTGAGGCGACTTTTTTTGACTCTGCTTTTTGTTGGAGTTCCGCTATCCGTGCGATAATGTTAGGTTTTTTAAGGTTTTCGTTTCCGATCACGGCTGCGGTATGAGGGGAATAATTCGCAAGCTTTGCCGCCTCAGTAGCATTTCCGGTAGAAAAATAGAAAAGGCAGAATTTCTCTTGTTTTTGTAATTTAAGTGGAGGCATTTCGTTTCCTTCAAAAACTACGCTAATCTGCGTATTATTGGTATTTCTCAAAGCTAAATTGCCTATTGACAACCTGCTAACACTGTGATAATATATAAGTATCAAATAAAGAGCCGGAGATACCGGACGGAAAGAAAAGGAGAAAGGAAAATGAATTGTTGCACAAAAACCCGAACATGCACCGCTATGCAAACAGGTAAAGAGTGTGAGTTTTACACTGAGACTCTGGCAACTTGTTCAGGAGAGTTACCAATTTGCACGTCTATGGCCACCAAAAACGGATTAGCAATTTTCAAATGTCGCAATACCAAAGCCATTCAATCCGCTCGATCCGCCAAATAATCCCATCTCTGCCGGTGGAGCCGATCACCGGCGAAGGAATGAAATGAAAAAAGAACAGACTCAGGATGCCGTCATTATGGTCCGGTTGCCACAGGACGAAAAGGATTTGATCGAGAAGGCGGCTCAATTTGACGAACGGACGGTAAATGCCTGGTGCCGAATCGCGCTGAGGAAAACTGCTGAACCGTTCCGCCATATGCCACCGGAGGCATAGGAGGTAACAAAAAAGCCGCCCATTTCGGACGGCTCTATACCTTGTGTTTTCCCAATAAGAACCACTATCGCTAGTGGTCAAGGCATATTCTTACTCTTATAGTATACCACATGTTGTCAAGGGTCACACGCCTAGATAATTAACATAATGAGTTTTTCGTGCAAAACTACACCACTCTGGATAACTTAAACCCCTCCGTCTTTTGGTTGTTACCCATCTGGGCGCAGGACCCGAGCTGATGTAGCTTATAGCATTTTGCATCCGGTTCCAACAATCCTCCTCTGTGATATAGTGAGACCGCGCGATATCAGCTAACGGGATGCCCTCTACGCAATAGTGTTCCAGTAAGTCATCATCCGGCCAGCAACGTTTTAAGCGTCTAGTAAGCTCCGAGTATATCTCCGAGGCCTTAATAAATGCAGCAGTAGAATCCACAGATGTTTGCTGGACTTCACTGCTCGTATACCCATTGGGTGTAGGGTCCGGCGGATAACGGCCTTCGGATAAGAGAACAAGGTAGGGTAACAAAAAGGCCACGCAGTTTTGAGAATACCGAACCTCCCAGAAACAGTAGTAAACCCATTCTTTGCCATCCGGGTCTTTACCGTAGCGTGGCATCATCACCTCCTGTTATTTTTTCTTACTGTTGATCCACCAACCCAAATGAGCGCAAGGATAGGCAATACTCGAAGCAACGAAAGAGGGGCATTGGTTGACTCCAAAGGGACATTCGGTACAGGAGTGGAACTTCCGGCAGCCCTTATCCACCGGGTGCGGTTCCCTCCCGCCATTGACTCCGCCGTTGCCGCCGCGGTATCTCACAGAGGCCGTCTCGATCTGGCCGCCGAAACTGCCGGTTTGCATTAAGCGTTCATGCAGTCTAGACATCTAATCTTTCCCCAGGCACACGCCATGCCGTATCTCGATTCTAGTGGGACTGATGCAGGGGTCAAGCCCCTTATCCAGGCGGCTGGTATCGTTATATCGGCATTTTGAGCATTGCTCGACTTTAATCTTTAGCGTCCTGCGTTTTGATGTTTTCATGAGACCTCCTGTATTAAGAGACTTTCAAGACCATCTTCAGCCCGGCGACATTAAGCCCCTGCCCTACCAGCTTTTGAATCCGCAGTATTTCATCCCCTTTCCTCCAAACCTAAACCCATGTCCGTCTTTAACTGTTTTTCGCAGTTGATTATTTCCACAAGTAAATTATGAATAGCGCCACCTTTTACTAATACTCTACCCTCTGGTGTGATTACATTGTGCAGAATAACCAACTCATTGACGCTCTTTTTGAACACTGCAAGCATATTTAATGCAGTTTGAGGGTCTATGTCTTCCGGTAATGTAAATTTCATCCTCTTTCCTCCGGCCGCTTGTACGGCAAATTCAGCGCGTGGAATATCTCTTCCTCGCTCTCCTCAGCTATCCGTTGCTCAACACCGTATGCGTCCTTTTTGAACAGTCCGCTGCCGTCCGCATGGAGCTTGAGCCCCTTCGTCTGAGCCCGCCGGCAGAGTTCTATATTGCTTTCTTTTGACCCTGTCCGGATTAGCAGGAGTGTCGCCCAGGTCCGCTCGTCGGCGATGTAGAGATCGATGGTTACCATGGGTAAGATAATTTGGAGTTGGCCTTTTGTCGTCAGCCGTCCTCCAGGAACGGACTGGCAGGCGGTGATAAACTGACCTTGATTGCTGGGCCAGGCCACGATGTCAATGTCATGGACAAATGGCTTCCGGCGCCGGATACTCCCGGCGATCTCGATGCGCTGGCAGTGCGGAGCCAGCCATGTCTTGATGTCATTGGCAATGCGTTCTGCGATTTCTGAGTCCATTTAAACCTCCCTATGTCACATCGTTGCGTTTATCCGCAAAGTTGTGACATTCTCCATAATGATTTTCCCTCGTCCATCTCTCTGGGCCCTGGTACGGATCGGGGCTGGCCAGAATGTCCATAAGCACCTGTAACTGGTTCGGTCTGATTACATAGCATTCCAGCGGCGGATTGTCAGAGATTACGTCTAATGCTTCGATTTGCTTCTCTGAGAGTTTCCCCTTCATGGTTTTCCACTCGATAAAAAGCGTCCGGTTATCTTTCGTGGCGAATTCGTCCGGGAAACCCCCGGCGCTATACTGGCTGAAAAACGTGTGGTAAGACCAGTAGCCGAATAGTTTTAACATCTGCTCCCCGGATCGCTTGAGTTCCTTCTCGGTCATGGCGGCATCCAGGACTTCCGATGCGGTGAGAGTTTTTCTAGCCATTGGTTTCCCCCTTTTTAATGGCGCCTTCTTTTTCGGTTTCGGTTTAGGAATCATGGGACACCTCTTAAAGCGCGTTGATAAACTCTCCCCACGTTGCGAACTGGGTGACACCAGGTAGACAGTGGAAGACATTTTCATGCGGGCCGATGATAATTATTTCTTTCCCGTTGGCCAGAGCATAACCAAATTCAACATGTCTACCGCCTCGGCCTTTTTCAGAGGACGGCTTTTCAGTGAACGATATCACGGCCTCACAATCGTCAATATCCTTGATATCATCCAGAGCGAACGGACGGGCAACCATCGGCACATTGTCACCGGAAGCGTCCACTTCTGAAGCGTTCGGGTGAATTTGATATGTTCCGAGAAGCCAGCGACTATTCACATCATGTCCCTTTGCTCTGATTTGCTTTGCATATTTGTTGATTTCATCAATTCGCTGATACCGCGCCGCCAAGTAAAATATCATGCTTTCACCTCGCTATATTTCGGCCAATCTGTAACCCGTTTTTGTTTGCTAATCGTGTCCAGGTTCGACTGTCATACCCAATCACTGTCTGTGTTTTCCCGCAATGTACATACTGATCGCCACAGACCAGGGCGAGATTATGAGGGTTCCGGTTGATTGTTTTCTTGTCCATTTGATTGCTCCGTCAATGCTAATTGCCTATTCCGTTTCAGTATCAGATCGTAGTATTCGGTTGATATCTCGTAAATCACAGCCGTGCGTCCTAAATCCTTTGCAACTTTGGCAGTGGTCCCGCTTCCGCCGAATGGGTCAAGAACAGTGTCACCCTCTTTTGTTCCTGCCATGATGCACTTTTTGGGCAAGGCTTCCGGGAATGTGGCAAAGTGTGCTTCACGGTATGGCTGTGTACTAAACTCCCAAACAGAGCGAAGATTGCGGCCTGCTATCGCGCCGTCCGCGTTCCACCCTTCGGTTTGAAGTTTAGTCGATGGACCACCCTTGCCTCTCACGCCTTCGCCTGTTTCAAGATTATTGGCATAAGACCATTTATAAGCACCAGGATTACCAGCTCTATCATCAGTAAAATTTTCCCTCACCGCTTCCTGGTTCCAATAATAATTCGCACTCTTGGTCAGCAGGAATATATACTCGTGGCTCTCTGTGGGCCTGTCCTTGACACTTTCCGGCATGGGGTTATTCTTAGACCAGATAATGACAGAACGTACCCACCAGCCCGCTTCCTGTGCGGCCAGGGCAAAGCGAAAAGGGATTAGGCAAAGGTCTTTAGGTTTGAGATAACCAGATGCCGGCAAATTACCGCCGCCAAAGCGCGAACAATTACGCTTAGATTTCACAACTTCGCCATACATCGATGAATCAGCCCGTCCCTTCCCCCCGTAATCATTCCCACCTTTACAACTTCCGGCGTAGGAATCCCCCAAATTCCAAAACACCGTTCCGTCTTTCCGTAGCACCCTGTAAATCTCTTTTAGAAACTGCATGGAATGAGCGATATAGAGTTCGGGTGTAGGTTCTAAACCAAAAGAGCCACGCCATGCGGAACATTTGGAACACTGTCCGGTTGAAATCTTGCCATCAGGCACACCTTGAGTTTTATCACCGCGGCCTTGAAGTGTGCTTTTACCAGTTCCGTTGTTATTGCTGATAGTAGTAGTAGTAGTAGTAAAATCATGCTCGCATCCATTGTGATTATCCCAAATCAAGTCCTGTTCACCCGCGTATTTTCTGAGTCCCCAATAAGGCGGGCTCGTCACACAACACTGAATTGTATCGTCTGGTGTTTCGGACATATCCAGAGAAGATTTGTTGTAAACTTTGATTGAGTTGTCTTGGTAAAAGGTGTTTTCTTTAACGAGTGTGTTCATTAGACCTCCAAATCCGCTATTGCCTTGTAAACCGGGTAATACTGTTGAGGTGGATTGCAATTTCCGAGCATCTTCAATTTCGTAGTCCTGCTCAATCCAAGTAATCCAGTGGTAGACCTTGCATCCACATCTCGAACTCCGGGCTGAGTTTTAGAGCAGAGTCGTTGTGCGACTTCAATCCAGTTTTCGCTCCATCCGGGGTAGCTACCAACCGAATTACACTGTGCAAGTCCGGGGCTCCCTGCTGGCTGTACGGTGATCCTGTTGCCTCGCTGGTTGAGGGAGTGGGTAATAATGCCGCTATCTGATTCCTCAGCCTGCAATGGCTGGTCATTCCCTCGCTCTTGTACTTCTCCCAATCTACCGCCCGACCGGACTGAGCATCTTTCGAGTTTGGTGTTTCCAGTAATTGATTCATCTCCCAAATATCCGTCCTGAGAGATCGTCCCTGTCCGCCGCCGTGACTCCCTTGACAATCCGCCGCTGCGGGTGTGGCAAATAATGAAGTACCGCATTCGGTTGTGCGGGGCGCCGACGCCGCAAGCTGATACACCCACCG